TCAGTTCTCGGGTCGATGTTCTCGGTCATCTCTTGCCTTTCGTTTGTTGGTGACTGACATTATCAGGTAGGTGTACGCCGTCAAGACTGACGCTAAAAACAAATGTTTTAGAGTGACCATGCACGCCAGCCATTCGAGTATCTAAAGATTGCTAACGCGCTACGCAAATTGTCCTCTAAGTCAAACAAATCATCGCAGGTGCGTAGCAGGCCGTAAGCCTGCAAGTAGCCGTTGGCATAGTACGACGACGGTTTGCACCAAAAATAGTTAATCTGCATAACGCCTGCGCTGCCGCCGTTAGGGTCGGTTGGGTTAAACGCTGCAGGATTGCACCGGCTTTCACGGTAAGCGATTGCGACCAGTTGTGTCAGGTCTTGTTCAGCCCAGCCGACGTGTCGAGCCATGTCAAACACGGTCTGACACGCGTCAGGTTGCGTTATAGGCGTAGTTAGGGGCACGGTGCTAGTAGTGCTAGGTATGTCAACTGGTCGGCCGTAGCCCTCAAATACCTCGGGTTGTTTGACTGCTAGATCGTCGGCTGTTGGGGCAGGCGGCGGTGTCAAAATAAATATTGACGTGACGCTAATAAATAGCGATATTGCAAGTTTGCTGATGAGTGTCATAGTGACCTACTTTCTCGGTAGGTAACTAGCCTAAACAGGTTTTGTTGCCTCTGTCGGTGATACCCCGAAAACGGCTTGCCAGCGCTGTTTTGCGATGATCGGGTCGTTGGCGACGTGCGGGTCAATCTCTATGTGATACCAGTCGCCCTGCTCGACACTTGGTAGCGGTTGCCATGTGCCACGGTCGCATTTCCATGACCTTTGCATTGCGTAGTCAATCACAAGTTGTATGCCTAAATGGTCTGCGTTTTCTAAACACTTGACAATAAACGCTAGTGACGTTTTGCGGCCGTCTGCTCTGCCAAGTTTTTTTTGGTTTAGCCAACGGTACGACAAGTCCATTGCCAGCCCTCGAGCATGATTGCTGATCGTGCCGGGTCGGTTGCGAATATCGCGATGCACAAATGTGCCGTTGTTCCACAACGCGCCGTCGCTGTGTTTGCATGCAAGTCGCGCCCATTCCGCTGTGCCAGCCAACGCAGACTTTACAACTGGCTGTTGCGTAACTATGTACGCCCTATTCGGCATCAGTTTTTGACTTTGCTTTTATTCCGTTTGACGCAACAATGCCAGCCAATGTGCCTGACAAAAACGTGACGATAGTTGCCATAAGGCTAATAAATTCTTTGTCATTGGGCGATTGCTCTAAAGGCTGTGACACAAAAAGCAAGCCAAAACAAAATGACACAACAACTATTGCAAATACAACTGCCAGTAATACGCCGACTGTTACGACCATGCGTGCGTGTAGATCGCTTGGGGTATATCTGTGTCGAGTCACGGTGTAATACCGCATCGGTCAGGCACGTTGCAGTTATCTAACGTCATGTTTTTGACCCGTGACTTAACGGTAATCGTGTTGTCGCGTGTACTTTCGCAAGCGGTCAACATAAGTATTAACGCAAATAGCCCGTACCGCATTGCATTACGGTTCGTCGGCTAGTTCAATTGGTTCAACATACGGTGGCACAAATTCGCCGTACTCGCCCAGTAACGGGTCAAACGTGTATCCAATACCTGCGTAGCACCCACGAAAATTTGCGTTATAACTTGTTTGCGCCCACACGCCAGCAAACTTTAAAGTGTTAGCAATAAACGCTCGACCAGCGCTATCGGTGTCAGGAAATATCAAAGTCGGTTCACCACAAACATTGTTACTTATTGAAATAATTTCGGTAACAACATTGTTTTCTAGTTTTGCAAAATACGCCATTACAAACCCCACTTAATAGTGCCGCTGTCATTAAATGTGTAAACATAAAAACCTGTTGGGTTTGTAATTGTTCCGCTAAAAGACGTTGCTAGTGCAACTGTGTCAGGTGTTCGCAAAATGATCACGCCTTTACCGCCAGCACCGCCAGGGTTAGTGCCGCCAACTGAGTTACGCGCACCGCCACCGCCACCGCCACCCAAATTTGCTGTACCTGCTGTGCCGTTATTGTTTGGTATTCCGCCAGCACCGCCACCGCCCGAACCGCCTGCACCAGCAACCGATTGGCCACCGCCGCCACCGCCACCAGCGTAAGTTACTGACGAACCCGTGATGCTTGTCGCTACGCCTGCACCGCCCGCACCGCCTGTTGATGTAGCACCAGCACTACCAGCCACATCTGCGCCACCGCCGCCACCACCCGAACCTGCGCCGCCGTAAGTTACGCCATTACCGCCTGCACGACCTTGGTTTGCTGTGCCTGACGCACCAGCAGTATTTGCAACTAACGCATGACCGCCGCCACCGCCCGAACCGCCTGTTGACGGCGAAACATTGTAAAAACCGCCACCACCGCCACCTGTTGAACTAATTGTTGTTAAACCTGTGCCAGCAATACTTGATGCAGTACCAGCAAAACCTGCTTGGCCGTTGCCACCGCCAGCACCACCAGCGCCAATCGTAATTGTGTAAGTAACACCGCTAGTAGGTGCGAACGCAGTTTCTAAAGTGCCACCGCCACCGGTTGCCGTAACTGTGCTTCGAAGTCCGCCAGCACCGCCACCACCGCCACGAATTTCAGCGTCTTGACCTGCACCGCCACCGCCACCGCCCGCGACAACAAGATAATTAACAGCAGACGGCAACGCCTTGCCGCCACTTAAGTTAAAAAAAGTAAAAGTTGACGCCGACAATGCAAGTAAATAGCCGCCCCCATATTGCGCCAAAGCAAGCGAACCGCTTGTGTTAATAGTTACGCCTGCACCCGCAGTAATTGTGCAAGTGCCTGCACCTTTGTTAGCGACTTGAATAACATCGCCAACTGTGAAAATTGAGTTATCAACCGTGATTGTTGTAGCGCTTGCATTATTCATTATTGTGCGCTTAGTTACGTCTGCAGCAACCAGCGTGTAAGACGCAGTTTTATCCGATATCGGTAAATTTTGTATGTCGTTAAGTTGCGCGGCCGTCAAAACCTGACCAGCAACAAACGGGAACGGTGTTGTCATATTTGCCTACTTTACCCTAGAGCGTTGTCTGCGTTGATGATACCAAACGACGTGTCGTCAAGTATCAGTTCATAAACGACAATAGTTGGCGACGTGTAATAAGTAACGCTATGCCCGGTATTGACGCTGATCGTATGTTCAATGCCTTCGACTGCCAATTCTTGTGCCAACTCGGTAGTTGTTACGCCTGACGTAAACGATTTTTCAATTGTGATCGTGTCGCCTACGTCAATCACGGCCACCGTGTCACGTTGCGCGCTAGTCAACAAAGCAAACGACGTAGCCAAAGACGTGTATCGTGCCTCAGGTTCAGGGTCAAGCAAATAAGTTGCTAAGTCAAGTGCGGCGCTGTCGTTGTGTAAAAGGCTGTTAGTGATGCTGTAGGTCTGAACAAAATATTTGGTTTGACTGCCAGCGTCGTCAGCGACCTGCGGATTGTTACTGCCCAATATTTGTACAACTGCCCTATTGGTCACCTGATCGGCTTCAAAAGTTATGCCAATTCCGTTAAATGGAATTTCTGTGCCGTCGTCATGAAAGTCCGCTACCGACGGTGTAAGCGTTGTGCCTAGTCGAGCGTCAAAGACTAGATCGCCGTCACGAGACATAAACAGGCGACCCTGCTCAGCCTCGTTCACGTCAGACAAATAGCCAAGCACGTTTGTGCCTTGCGGAATTGTAAACGCCGACGCACCGCCAAGCGTCTGAGTGCCTGTAGCAATGTCACGCGTTAACGCTGGGAACGCAACCTCAGGCCGATCTAATACTGCTGTGACTCGAGCGCTTGACAACTGTTCGCTTACATTAAATTCGTCTAAAAATGTTTGTGCCAACAAATAAAAATCGTCTGCACAAAAAACGGTCACGGTGTCAAGACCGCCAAGCGCAAAATTGTAATTGAAATTCACGATCACGCCAACAAAAAGGTACTCTTTGACGTTCAGCGAACTGTAACGCGACAAACGCACTCGACGCATAGGTGCAAGACCCGGTTGCGCTTGCGGTGTGTCGTAGTACGGCGACTGCGTATCAAACGGGTTAAAAATACCTGCCGTGTCAAGCATATTAAACGACATAGTGCCAGCACTAAATTGGTCGCCCTGATCGCGTCGCCCACGCTTAACCGTGATGCTGTTTACGCCGTCAAGCACGCTCGCAAAATCTGTTGTACCGTCAAGCACATATTGAGTGTTATCGAGTACGCCAGCGGTCAAGTCGTCAAGCAAAAATGCGTCTTGCAAAAACCCTGTGTCAATCTCTAAGTCATAGTTGCCACTAGCAACAACGGCTGTACCTGCCATTACGACGCAATCTGTAAGTCGAGTGGCCCGTTAGTGCGCTGGTAGGCCAGCAAACTGTTTAACACGCTTTGACCGATTTCGGCGCTAGTTGACATACCGCCTGTCACGTTTATTGTTACGCCACCGCTACTACGCGCTGCAATGCGCTCAGCGTTACCAAATGTTGTTAGCGCGCCTATTTCTGCGCCGCCTAACCCTTGAACGCCTAACGCTGCACCAGCACTACCACTAGCGCCGCCACCACCGCCGCCACCGCCTCTAATTGGGTTTACCAAACTAGGCATACTTGGCAAACTAGGCGTGATAGAGCCTGTGCCACCTTCTCGAGCCGCACCACCGCCACTAACTGCGCTAACGTTTTCGCCACCCATACGTGGCAATGTGATTTGAGGAATGTACGGAACGTCGCTGCCAAAATTTAACAAATTGTAAGCACGAATTAAAACGTTAATGACAGAATTAAACGCGTTAACAAAACCTTGCATTGTTGCCATAATCGAATTAAATACGCCGTTAACAACGTTGCGAAATGTTTCAAATTTGTTATATACAAAAACTAAATAACCAGCCAAAGTTAATAACGCACTTCCAATTGCAATTAAAGGGTGAGCATTGACTGCAATGTTCATAGCAAGTACCGCTACTGAAACGGCTGTAACTGCTTTAGCGACGTTCATAAATTTTTCAGGATTTGCTTGCGCCCAATCTGCCAACATTTGCAATTTTGGCAAAACTTGCATAATTACTGGCAACAACAATGCGCCAAGACTTTCTTGAAATTCGCCAATACTATTTTTTAAGATTTTAAATTGACCTGCCGCCGTGCCTGCTGATCGAGCAGCGGCTCCACCAAAGTTGTCGTTTAACGCAAGCATTACCGTGTCAAGATCAGCGCCGTCTTTTATTAAACCTTTCATTTCAGGCGACAGCGCTGCAAGACCTTTCATGTTGCCTGCATACGCTTTGGCAAGCGCGTCGCTTACCGTTGCTAAATCTGTGCCAGTAGCCGTTGCAATATCTTGTGCAATACCTAACGCGCTAGTTGCCTCGCCAACATTTTTTGTACCTACAAGCAATGCAGCAAACGCTGGCCGTAACTCGCTGTCAGCCGTACCAGTTGCCCTCGACATAACCGAGATCATGTCCTCAGTTGCCGCAACCGTTGCGTCAGTAGCGCCAACAACATTTTGCATTGTGTTAGCCAAAATTGCTTGTTGCTGTTCGTCCTCGGCTGCCGCTTTAGCCGCCAAACCCAACGCACCTGCAACCGCCGTAATTGCAGCCGCTGCAGGTATCGCCGCTTTCTTAATAGCAAACTGTGCCTTCTCGCCAACAGTTTCTAACTGCTTAAATTCTTTAATTGCTTTGTCAATGCCCTTGCCGTCAAACTCGCTGACAATAGGTATAGATAGTGCCATGACTAAATCTCGCTTTGCACAACGCGCATAGTTTTAGCGATCATCTTTGTCATCTCGGTTTCAATACCGCGACGCGCTTTATACACGGCTGGCCCAATTATTCGAGTGCGACCAGCGCCAACAAACCCAAGTGCGTTACCTAATTTGTTTGAGTTAGCACGACCGGCTGTTTCAAAGATTGCGGCTGCTGGGTCTTTTTGCTCAATAAGAATTACGCCTACAGCGCCTCGACGTGTATCAAATCTAACTTTTACGCCGTTAACTGCTTTTGCAACCGTAAACGGAAAGTTAAGACGATCACGGCCTTCCTCTCGCCATTTATATTTCATGCCCGATAACGGTAATTTAACTGCAAATACTTTGTAAACATCTTGCGCTGCTTTAAGCGCTGGCGCTGCTATCGCAGTTGCGTCTGCCTTAAAATCTTTTTGCAGTTGCGGGTCAATTTTACGCAAAGAGTTAATCGTCTGCTT